GTTACCTGTTGAATCAAATGACGGTTTTACATCATCTGTTATATTTTTCTCTTTTTGTTCTTGTGTCAATGATGTAAAGGTAGTAACATTGTACTTTTCTCTATTTTCTTTTGAAATGATGGAGCGTGTTTGTGTTATATTAAATATATTGCTTAGTGTTTTCTCATTACTTTGTTGTGTATTATTAATACCAAATACAAAATTCTCCATCCCACCCCATACCCATCTATCATTTCTGTACCATCTATCTCTTTTTTTGTATCTCCGACGAAATGAAACTTTTATATTTCCTTTCCATGATATTTCAAATTTATACTTTTCATTAGTATTAAAAAGGAATAAATCTATCCAACCATCTTTTTTCTTATCTTTATCATTGCCTAATCTTAGTATATTATTTTTATCAAAAATTTTGAAAGTAAAATATGATGCATCGATATTGAATTGCACCAAATAATTTCTACCTCCTCTTCTTCTATCATCTAAAAGCATAACAACATCAAACATGGCTTTCTTTGTACCATTGGTTTCTGTAATATAATATCCACTTTGAGAATCATATTGCTCATAATAGATTTTATTACCTTCCGTATATGGTGTAGGAGTGATTATTCTATTTTTAAGATTATCATCATAGAATAATTTACTTCCTGTTGTAGATACTCTGGCACCTTCTGGTGCGTTTGCATTAATAATTTCACTAGATGTTTTACTAATAGGGTTACTTGTAAATGTAATAGGTACGTCTATTTCTATTTTGTGATATTTCAAAGGTAAATTGGATTTCATTGCTTCAATGCTTGATACATTGCTATTATAAGAATTGGACTCATCATTATCAATAAAATATGCATGATATTTGCCGTCTTTATTTTCACTAGGTTGAAATGCAAAATACATCAAATATTTGTTGTAATAAGACCCACCTTTTTTCAAATGTACAAACACGTCATTATATTTCAATTCTACATTATCTTTTGTAATAGAGAAAAAATCTGTTCCTATTCCATTTATATGAATTCTAATAGGTATTAAGTCACCAGCCTTGAAAAATAGATTGTTGATTACATTTTGGCCACTATGTTGACTGGAAATTTTACTTAAAGAAGCATTGGCTTCACTATAATCATATAAAGCCGCATCGTCGTAATAAAAAAAGTATTTATCTCCATTAATGCGAAAACTATAGTTGCCATTTTCTGGCACTTGAAAATAACCGAAGAATTCCGTCATTTTATCTGATTGAATAGTCATTGAAGTCGCCGCTGTAAATGCCGCCTTTTCTTTGATGAATGATGCTGCATTTTTATATTTGTCAAAATCTATTGAACGCATTAACATATTAGAGGTTTTACTTATCGTTCCGTTTGCGAGTTCTTTCAATTCGTAGAATTTCTTTCTGTTGCTGATATTATGTGCATTTCGTATAATAGTATCTAAATCATCAGCATGATTCCATTTTTGAACCAAATTCAGATTATTTCCTTGACCGTCTTCTTGTTTACTGAATGCGCCGATTTCTACTAAATCCGTTTTTGTTAATTTATTAGGGTCTGTATTTCTGATTTTGATATATTTATAATTATTTTGAGCTTTTATATCTTTGAAAAGGTATTCAAATTCATTATATGTAGAATAATTATTACAAGGAAATTCTGTTGTCATATGAAGTATTATATATTATAATATGATATTTTGATATGATATTATACATCTTATATATCTACAAAAACGTAATAGAGTAATCCAGCGGCTACTGTGCTCCATAAAATAGAAGCATAAATAGTAGAATCAAGTTGTAACTCGCTTTGTTTTAACATGGATTCGGGGTCACTTTCATATTGAGCCGTTAAATTCAATACTTGTTGCTTTTTATTCATTAATTCAACATGTTTATCTCTAATTTCTTGGATTTTATCACTACACTCAGTATCTTCTAGATTGTCTATTTCTGTTTGTAATTCACCTATTTTCGCTTTTATAGTATTAATATTAGCAATGTCAAGACCGGACAAAGCATTATTCTTACATCCTGTTTTTAGATTGTTTGAAATGTCTATTAACTCCTGTGGCCATTCATTATGTAATTTGTAAGTTCCTTCTATATGATACGTATTACTTTCTTGGTCAGTATCATTATATTTATCAAAATCATAGTCTTGATTACCAATATTTTGTGTATCTCCAACCTTTGCACAAAAAACATAATAATTATAGTTATCAATAGTATCAATCAATTCTTTTTGTTTATTTATTATATTTTGTATATCTGCATCACAATCCATTATATATTCTAAATATATTATTTATAGTGATTATAAATGAAAAAACCTAATGCACAAATACCAACAACAATATTTACATTGTGGATATAATTTTTATTATATTGTAACAAAGTATCGTCTAAACGTTGATTTGAACCTTCTTTGTCATTTCGTGTATCAATTAATTTGTCATAACTTTCCTCATTACGTTTTTTCAAATCAATTTTATTAATATTACTACCATTATTATCACTTCCAAATAAAAAATCGTCTTTATTGTAACCTATATTAATATCAGTCATATATAAATATAGCGCATATTATTTACACACAAATACGATAATAATAAGTATTCAATGATGTAGGGCTGTTTCGTGTAAAGCGCCCAACTTCGCCCGGTCTCATACTCATGGCCAAAGCTTGTGGGTCAAAACGGCTGATTTCCGGTAATTCTTTCAATGTTTTTAAATAATATTGTTGTTTCAATTCTTCCACCTTTTCATCATCTAAAATAATCATTTCAGGTACGAGAGAATGTTCTAAAATATTAAACTGCAATCGTCGTATGGTATGAACTACAATAAACACACCCGTACTATTATAAACGTGTTTGAAATGATTGACTAAATTTTCGTTAGGGTCTTCAAACAAAATGATTATCAATGTATCGTTTTTTTTCAACACATTTTCAATTACATATAAATCTTCAACTATCTGGTCTATTTGTGAAGTCCGCACAGCCTTAGAGCTCAATAAATATTTGATATATGTTTTCTTGGTATTTTCCTTGTTTTCTAGTAGCATATCTAGTTGCTCATTTTTGTACATAACATCCACTTCGGACATATCAAAATCCTTATAATCATCAATATTGTAGTTCTGGTGTTTCTCCAAAATATTCAGAATATTCTTTCTTGATTGTAGAAGTCTTAATATAAGATTATTTGTACTCATGATACACAATATATATATATATGTGTTTATATATTGTGCAATAAAATCATTCAATTTTTTTAATTTTGATAATTCCTTTATTAAAATCTGGTTCCATAGGTTCTGCAATGGCTGGCGGTTCAATTTGTGGAGCATTTTTAAATATAATGGGTTTTTCAAAAGGTGCTTGTACTCCATTATTTTCATTTGTATGACTTAATGGCAATTCCTTAATAGTATTATTATCACCTATTACATTAAACACTGGTGCTACATCAATATTAATCTTAGGAACGGCAGCGTCATTGTGTGGAACGGAACTACCACCGAGTGTTATATTTTCATCTTTTCCTGGTGTTAAAATTCCATCTTCGCGGTAAACTTCTTCATTTGGTGATGTAATATTTTGTATAGAAGCACTTTTTGAGGGTTCACTCAAAGGCGTTTTTGGATTCAAAGGAGAGTTAGTTACTGTTAATAAGTCGGGCGGTGGCTCTTCAGGACTTGTTGGACTATAAAGTTCAGGAGCATAAGGAGGACTATTTGGGTTATGTTCTGGTGTAACATTATCTAATACAGGTGATGTGGTAGGTCTCCATTGAGGACTCTCAGACCCAGGAGCATAAGGAGGACTCTCAGACCCAGGAGCATAAGGAGGACTCTTTGGACTAAATTCGGGTGTAGAACCAGGAGCATAAGGAGGACTCTCAGAATCATCAGGAGCATAAGCAGGACTCTTTGGACTAAATTCAGGTGTAGAACCAGGAGCATAAGGAGGACTTTCAACCGGACTTTTCACTAAAATTTCAGGACTTTCATCAACAAATTGTTTCCTCTGATAATTTTGTTTAATCGTTTGTTTCAACTTTTCAAAGTTATCAATATTACCTAATTCAAATACATTGTTTGTAAAGTGCATATTTTCAATTTGTTCAATATTATCTTCTGTAATTAATCTCATTTGTACATTAATAGCTGCTAATTCTTGTATTAGAAGTTTCATATTATATGGAACTTTCACAATTGAGAAATTGCGTCCATATTTGGTGACATTATTGATCAACATAGAACCATCAACAGAACCGGTATATTGCAAAGGCCCATCGCACATAGGACTAACGAAAATATTCTTATCAGGATTATAAATAGCCATCATACCACTATTATTACATATTGCCATTTTGTATTTATCACTGCGTTCCATCATAGATTCTGTTAAGAAATCCACAATACCATGACTAATAAGAGAGTCACGTTCCATTTCTCCAATACGTAAACCACCATCATTGGCACGACCACTAACAGGCTGACGTGTTAATGACGCATTTGGACCACGTGCTCTGAAATTGATCTTATCTTTCACCATATGTTTTAAACGCATGTAGTAATTGGGACCCATGAAAATTTCACTCTCTATTTGTTCACCTGTCATACCATTATATAAAATGTCATTACCACTTGAATGAAATCCATGTTTTGATAAAAGTTCTCCAAAAACACCCACTTTTTGTCCCTTGTTAACAAATGCAGTACAGTCACCGAAACCGCCACTCATTACACAAGCTTTACCCATCAATGTTTCAATAAGCTGACCAATAGTCATACGTGAAGGAATCGCATGTGGATTGATAATGATATCTGGTTTCAGTCCATCTTTTGTAAAGGGCATGTCGGCTTCCGGTATTACTAAACCCACAGTTCCCTTTTGTCCACAACGCGATGCCAATTTGTCACCCAAATTGGGAATTCGTACTTCACGAACGCGGACTTTCGCAATGCGTTGTCCTTCATCATTGTCAGTAATGAAGGTTTTATCAACAACGCCCAATTGTCCCTTTTTTGGTTTTTTGGACATATCTACAAAAGGATTGTTGGGAGATTTGTTATATGTACCAATAATGATGGTATTTTCATCAACATCAGTATTTTCTTTTATTAATCCATATTTATCAAGTTGGCTGTAATCACAACCGGCTTTTAATCCAATAATATCGTTCATATTTTCTATGTTGGCAAATTTCGTCTCAATCATGCCAATAGTAGTGTCTTTCATTTCTTCGTGACTTTCGTATGTAGTATAATATGTTGTTTGAAATAAGCCTCGGCCAAGACTGCCTTCATTAATTAATACGGCGTCTTCAACATTGTAGCCATTGTAACACATGATGGCCATTATGGTATTTTCACCATATGGCAATTGTTCATTTGTGATATGTTCCAAATAACGCGTTTTCACAAGAGGTGTTTGACCATAATTCAAAACAACGGCTGATTTGTCCATGCGGAGTTGGTAATTGGAATGATAACGGCTACATGCTTGTTTTGATTGACCACACGAAAACAGATTTCTAGTAGGTGGATTGTTTTCAGGAAAAGTAATCATGTTACCCATTGATCCTAGAATGAGTGATTCATGTATTTCTAAATGTGTATGTCTCTGATTCATTTTTTCCTGATTTATTGCAATATAGGCATTTTCACTTTCACTTGAATCAATATAATCAATAATGGCTTTTTTGTTTTGGAATCTTTCAAATTTATTGGGGTTGGTTTCGCTCTCAATACCGCTATATAACTCAAATAATTCATATATAGTGTTGTGTTTGTAATTAAAGTTCTCAACTTTCTTTTTATTAAAACCGCTTACAAGATCACTGTAGGAGAACTCATAGGTTTCCAAAATATTTCGTATATCTTTATTCTCAAAAGAAAATGTTTTATCTTTATAAAAAATAGGTCTGCATAAACGTCCACTATCATTATAAATAAATATAGTATTGAGTTTAATATCAAACGTAACACTTGTGTCAAAGGGAATCAAGGAGTTACGTCTATAGAAGCGGATTTTCTCAATACAATCTAATGGGTCATAAATGGCGCCACACCAATAACCATTCACAATAATCTTAGTCATGGAAGCCAAAATATGGGGAGTAAGTTCACATAATAATTTCATGGAAATTTTCTCTCGTAACCATAAAATGAGAGGTTCTCTTGATTTAGAACCACGAGATACATGTGTTGTGATGGCCAATGATTTATGTACACCAATATTGCCACCATCTGGTGTATCTAATGGGTCAATGAAACCCCATTGTGAGCCATGAAGAACACGAGGTCCTACTAATTTCACACTGGCATCTAATGGTAAATTTGTGCGTCTCATATGACTCAAATAAGTAAAAAAAGAAAGCCGGTTGAGGTCTTGTAATACACCAATACGTTTTGTGTTCTCTTTACCACCCCAGTTTCCTTTGAATGCTTTCTTGAACCCTTCTTCTACAACGCGGTTTCTGAAAATATCGTTTTGAAAATCCATGATTAATGACTGTAAATTGTTTCCATATAAACTTTGATTCAATGTCAAACGCTTATCATATTCAACTCTTATGAATTTTTGTTGATCATTGTAATATTCACTAAATAAATCATAAAGAAGAGAACCAATAAGTTCAATACGTTTATATTTGAAATTATCTCTATCAGTGGGTTGTTCTAGACCACTATGTACACACAACAATCTAAAAACCATATATCCCAAGTAATATGCCTTTTCTATGTAATTTGTTTCGCCAACATGTGGTAAAAAGTAATCACTTAAAATTTCCAACACATGTTCAATACGACGACCCTTGATAAAGGTAGAAATATAATCAAGAGCAAGTTTTTGTGTTAGTATTCCACCTGCATCATGTACAGAAGGAACAAAGACATCAATCAAATGTTCGTATTTTTCCATATCCAATAGACACATCTCAATAATTGACCGGTCACTAAGAACACCCAACGCACGGAAAAGAATAAAAAGTGGAATAGGTTTTCTTACATTGGGAATATTAACAACAATATTTTTGTTTGTGAAGTTCTCATTTGGACTCATCATGCGAATAGACAAAGTTCTCTTTGGTTTCGCCACATTTTCAGAAATAGATTTTATTTCAGCAGATAACATATAGTCACTGGTTTCATCATTTTTCTTAATATACAGCATATTATCGGCGAATTTTTCTTGACAAACAACGGTTTTTTCCTTACCTTGAATGATGAAATAACCACCCAAGTCTTGTGTACATTCACCCATTTGATACCGTGCTTGTTTATTGAGACTATTTAATATGCAAAATTTGGATTGAACCATAATAGGAAATTTCCCCAAATAGACTTTCTCAAGGGTTTGTGTGGTTTTTTGGATATTAGGACCAATAAAGGAGTCTTCCAATGCTTTTTTCATTTGTGAGCTGACATGTGGAGTCATAATATATGGTTTTATTTGGTGAGTTCTTGGTTGAATTCTAGTCGGTCCAACATTATCTAATGTTTCTTTTACTTCCAAATTCCCAGTTTCTTTGAAATTTTCAAATTCCTTTTCTTCAGCGTATATTTCGCCAGATTCTACAAGAGCATCAATAGTGTCATTGACAATCATTTTGGGCTGTTCACCTTTTTTTAATATATCAATGTATACAATATCAATATCATAATGAATCGTCATGCCATAAGTCATATTTCGTAGTCTTGCTTCATTGGGAAACATATAATGAACATTATCTTTTTCGTCATATATTACAGGTTTACCCATATAAATTTTGTCTCCTTCTTTACCACCCAAATAGAGAAAACATTTGTTTCTATAATCATCAATAGATTCATCATAATTGGATTGTAGTTGAATGGGGTTTTTATCTTTGAAAATACGATATATATCTTTTTTGAAAAAATCATTATAAGATTCAAGATGATGCTCTACTAAACAATGTTCATTTTCTTTAAAATGCGAATCAATTATATTCCATACAAAATTTTGGACATCCATAGTATTCTATAATTTGTATGTATATATAATTTTAGGGAGAATATTATAACCTAATATATTTCATTTCTTTCACGTTTTTTTTGTTTATATAATATATAATGAGCTCCTATTTGGAATATTTCTTTGGTCCTCTACCTGAGTACTACTGCCTCTACTTCTATGCCGTGTCTGTGTTTGCAGCCATTGTTGCTGTTATTGCACTCATCAATGTTGTATTCTTGATGTTTTCTAAGGGTGGAAACAGACAAATCATGGGAACATATATAATGCTTTTCATTGTGTACTTTGTTCTATATTTCCAGAACAGATTGTTGAACACAATCTGCGAAAAGAGTCTTGCATAAATACATGAATACATTAACAATATTTGTTTATAGAAATATTTATAAACAAGTAAAAAACATAAATATAAAATGTTTCTTTCAATCATAATGGACAAAAACATCCCTTTAGATATACTATATTATTCCAATTATTGTGAACACAGTCAAAAAATCATTCAATTTCTATCCAAAGGTGGATTATTGGAAAAAGTGAATGCATTTAATATTGATAAAAGAACGCGAGACCCACAAACAAATCAAACAATGATTATTATGGAAAATGGACAAAAAGTGTTATTGCCTCCAAATATACAAAGTGTACCGGCATTGCTGTTGATAAACAACAACTATAAAGTATTATTAGGTAATGAGATCATTGAACACTTTGAGCCAGAAATGCGAAATAAAATTCAAACAGCAACATTGGGAAATGGAGAACCATTTGGTTTTGCTATGAATAATTTTGGTTCAGGTGGTTCTAATATTGTATCTGAACAATTTACATATGTAAATATGAGTCCAGAGGAATTGAGCTCAAAGGGTTCGGGTGGAAATCGTCAAATGTATAATTATGTGTCAGCAAGTCAAGACATTGGGTTTATACAAACGCCGCCTGATAATTATAAACCTGATAAATTAGGCGATAGTTTAACTATTGAGCAGTTACAGCAGCAGCGTAATTCAGAATTGCCAACAAGTCAGGCCCCTCAATTTCAATATAAAAATATGTGATTTAAGTTTAAAAATTACTATAAAATAATATAAAATAATATTATTCTATTAGATATATGACGGATACAACAACAATATTGCGTGGATTCAATAATCATTTGTTTGAGTTTTTGGATGACATTATTGCTATTTTCCCTGAGAATTCAGACCTTAAAACAGTGAAAACATTTTTTGAAATTACGAAAAAAGGAAATGTAACAATATTAATCAAAGCATGGCATGAATATGTGTTCAAGCCATATGGTGAAATATTGGAAAAGGGTGAAATGGATTATTTCATTTCAAAGGATTATTCAGATGATTTAGTATACATGACAAATTCAAAAGATATTTTGGAGGCGATTGATAAAATACGCAAGCCATTGAAGGATTTGTCGGCTGATTCCAAGAAGAGTTGTCTTGAATATTTGAACAATCTTAATAGATTATCAGATGCTTACATGAAAATGAAAGCATAACAAGTAAAAAATATATACATATATACATTTTTTACATGATGTTTATGATTTTATGATGTTTATGATGTTTATGATGTTTATGATTTTATGATGTTTATGATTTTATGATGTTTATGATTTATAACTTACCTCATGGTTTCAGTGAACTCATCAAATAATAGAACTGCTCCTTGGGCAACATGTTGTCAAAATAATCCTTCACAACCTTCTTGGTGATAATGATTGGCGTCTCTGTTGCCTTGCTTGGTAAATATATATTCAAATGCAGCTTGCATATATGGCTAAATATATGCTTAGGAATCTGTACTTCCTTCCCGCGCTTCTGAATATAATACAATATATAAGAATCGTGAATATGCTTCACAAAATGAGCACATTGCTTGGAGAATTCATTAAACATCTTAATGTACTTTGGAAAGTAATGCAAGAATTCCTGTATACGATTTATTTTCATCAAAGCAAAGTAATGATATAACAAATTTGGATTGTTTCCACGGAGCTCCTTGAGATACATATACTTTGGATTCTCAACACATGTACGCACATTGGAATTCTTATGTGTCACCATAAACCCAGGAAATGTATCGCGTGTCTTGAACATTTCATACATCTCATCATAATCACTGTCATATACATATGGTACAATGATGCACGTATTGTATGAAATCAATGTTTCCTTCATTGACTCTAGTTCAATGTTTTCCACATTGTTTCCTTCAATACGAAGCACCTGAACCAAATATAGCGCAGGGTCTTCCAGATTTAGAACAATATGATTCAATGGATGTTGAAGCACAAAACTATATACATAATCCTTTGGACTGTTGGCAAACAATGGGAATGTGTCCAATGTTGTATCAGATATGCCGAGAGTTTCGCAAAACATTTGATAAAATGTTGGATTCTCATGCTTCTCTGTACTACTCTGATAGAATGTGTTATTAGCACCAATAACCTTACGTGTAGTCATAATCCATGAACCTAGACGACTATCGTAAAACACATTCAACATCGTTCCTTCAATCACTGGTGTCACCAAATACTCGCTACTCTTTACACATGGATGTTCACTCATGAAATCCTGTAGATTCTTTGAACCGAATGGTGCAACACATAACAGCTTGTTGTTGTCATCCATAATCACAGAGCGATATAGACCATCTTCAGGAGTAGTGTCGTTAGACGTGTGTGTATCACTATTTAGGATAACAAACTTCATTTCCTTGTACTCAATCTCGCGTCTGTTGACGCTGGTAGGAATAGTATTTGTATCAATAATAGTGGACATAGTTGTAAACGATGAAAGCGTGATATAAGGTGTAAATATGTTGTTGACTTTAATTCCTTTTTTTAATTCAATTTTTTGAAATCTCATTGTAGATGTGACCAGAATCGTGGAAAACTGTAAAAGTACTGAAAATAAGTATTCGGAAATTCTTTGATATTATAAAATTATAAAATTATAAGTATATATACTATATGGAAGAAAACAAGTCTATAAATGAGCCCATATATTTAAAATTAGGTGATATTATAGAAATAACAAGTCCTAGTAATTTGGATTTCCATTTACAGGTATTTTATATAGAGTATATTGATCAACATGTAATTGATTTGATTCAAGTAAACAATGAAAAAAAATACAGTTTGAATATTAAAGGCGGAACTTTAAGTGATGAATCCATTGAAATTATCAGTATTTTAAGTAGAAGTCCAGATGAAGGTTTTGCAAGACAAAATGGATTATTAGAAAATGTATGGGTAGAAATCTACATAGGTGGTAACATTCCTACATCTATTACTGGTGAAATTACCAAACTTGAAGAAGATATGATTGAAGTAACAACATATCCAGAGAAATATGTAATATACATTGACTTTGAATATAAAGGTATACCAAAAAATATACCATTTCGCTCTTTTAATATACGTAATAAACCAGTATTTGATAGTGAATCATCCGAAAAGGAAACAAAAGAAGGAGATATAGATAGTCCTTCCATGACAATTAACGAACTCGGTGAATATAGCATTAATATTCCTGAAAATAGTCAACCAGACGAAAAAATGACAGACACACTACGCTCAAAATACAAAGATGCGGATGAAATTGTGTTTGGTGAAATATTGGATGACGTACAACAAGAAGAAGAACTGAATGTGCATGAAAAAAGATATTCTATAGAAGTTCAAACAAATGATCTTTTAGATGAATTATTGTCAGTAATACCATATGCAAAGAGAACCGAAAGTGTTTTGAAGAAAATCCACATATCCATAGAACGTTTTAAACAATTGCGAAGAGAATTTTCTGTTTTTGATCAATATGACAATATAAGCACAAATATTTACAATGGACCTACACATAAGCCTCTTTTGAATAAACTCCTTTCATTGGAAACGGATATAAAGTGGATATTACCAATTGTGTCTAATAAGAGCAAGATCCATAAAGACGATAGTAAAGAAGAAGTAAACGGTGAAATTCCTTCTGAAAATATCATGGATACACTGAATGCTATGAAAGCGGCGTTTGATATATATAATAACTCTGGTACAACAGAACGATATGAAACATTATATAGAACTATATTCCGAATATTATATCCATATGATAACAACGATGAAAATGTGATTGTATCCAAAAACGTTAACAATGATATTCATGCAATTAGTAGTGTTAATAATAATACATTGGAAGCGGACGTGTTTGGAAAAGGCGAAAAATCAAAGAAGAAAATGTTAATACAAAAATATAATTTGAGTCAAAAACACGTAACAGGTAGAATGTCCGCCAGTGGAGAGAAAATCTATTTATATAAGAATATTCTTGATAATGATAATATGAATATAAATTCGCTGTTAGTGACACCGGATACACATTTATTAAGAAGTAAAATGTTCTTGCCTGGCGTAGATTTATTAACAAAGACCACAATACATTTACAATTTTTGCCTTATTACATATTATTCAATGATAAGGTTTTGACGAATGATTATATAATAGATAATTTGGAAACACAAGAAGATGAAAAAATAATGTCATTTATGCACGGTATCAACACTTACAAATTGGACGAGAAAATAGAGTCCGATGATTTATATAAGAAATTTCTTAATATGATTATTCCTGACACTAGGAAAATCATCAATCATTTGATTCCTGAGTATGAATATAAATTGAATTATCATGATGTTTTGAAAACATTGGAATCATTTTACATTTATCAATCTGATATTAGTTATCCACAATATAATGAAATACGTTATCAAATAAAGGAGCTTATCAAGAGATTCAATATTAGATATGTGGAACAATCCAAAGCATTCAATAGTTATAAAAATTTCGTGTATCAATATAAAAATCTTTTTTACAATGATTTTGTGAATTTCTTTTTCAACAAAAAAGAGTTACATGATATATTATTGGATGGCTATGGATTTACACATGAAAACATACCTTCAAATCATGAATTCCTTTCTGCATGTTTGAACCAAGACAATATGAAATTATTTTCCAGTATATTAAGCATTTTAAATTTTAAGCAATTGAATACACCGGAAGATATATTAAATTCCATTGAATTACCGAAAATTGACGATCAAAGTAATACGAAACCAATAAAGCCAGCAGATTGTGGGCGTAAATTTCTGGCCAAAACATATGAGTCTTATAATACATTAGATAAGGATCAAAATGAAGAGATATTCTTTGATGAAGTATACGATGATAGTCCTTATGAATTATTGGATCAATATAGTGAAGAAAAGAAAACCATGAAAAATGAAGATTTCAAAGTATTTTTGCAAAAAATGCTTGTAGAAAAACATTTTATACCTCATAATGAAGTAGATGCACTTGTGGAAACTCTTATGACAAAAAAGAAGAAAATAGAAGACGGACATTATGCTCAATTGATAATAAGACCTAAGTTACCTCCTAATATTAACAAGGACCTATTGACACCAGAGGAGAAAAAACAATTGAAAATAGAGGAAGAAACACGCATCAAAGTAGGATATTACAAGAGAATGAAGAATCAATGGATAAAAGACCCATCTATTGATGAAACCGCATTTCTAGATAATAGTACGATTTTTTGCAACATTAATGCTTGTATGAAAAACGAGAAAACCAAAATATGTGAACCCGAGAATTTCAGCACACAACGAATGAACTCTATAACAAAGCAAAAAATGTTGACTGAATTTGAAAATAGAGTAACATTATCATTTGAAGCATTGGAAAATCAAATAAAGGAACATATGGCGTTGTTTCATAAAAATATCAAATCAAAACAGTTTTTGAAACAAAATGAAAAATATTTGCATAATCGTCTACAAAATGAGTTAGGCAAACTGGCTATTGATGAAAGTATTTTATTGAGTCCATATTTGTCTCTTAAAAATGCAATATTGCGGATGACTGATTTCTCCAAGAAACAGAGTAACATATTGAAATTCATAGAAATGTTTTGTAGAGAACCATTACAAGACTTAGAAATACAAGAAGATCAGTATTTTTATTATTGCAAAGAGACAAATACTAAATTATTACCCACATTTTATGGACTATTAGCAAATGCATTTATGAATAATCACTACAATCAAACATTGGAGGAATTGTGTAGTAAAATGGGTAAACTAAGTGATGATGGTGAATCCATTGTAGATGTACACAGTGGTGAGGTTCTTAAAAATAATGATTTTGTGAATGAAGAAACGTATAATACAGAGGGATTCAAAGTAGTGAGTCACGACATTATTGAAGAAGATTTGGAAACACGTATTGGCAAAATATTATCACCAAACCACTCTGTTTATGAGAACCCACAAAATCAGATGATTCACAATATTTTACAAACTCTTTGTGGAAGTATGGGTATAAATATTATCATGAAAAATGAAATGGATACATTAGAGCAATTTGTGATGAAATATACGAATCAATTGGCTGGTTCATTGATTGTATCCAAAGAAAAGTACGAAAAGATGACGAAGAAGAAAGAGGACCAACCAAATAGCAAGAAACAAATACCATATAAAATATACAAGGACCGTTTGTTATTTTGGATTATTAGTGCTCATTTGTTGGTGGGAATCCAGACATCCTTAGAACCAGTAAATGCTAAGAAAACGTATCCAGGGTGTGTGAAAAGCTTTGATGGGTATCCATTATTTGGTAATGACTTGGGTGGTATAGAGTATATTGCATGTGTTTTATATGGACATAAGAGTAATATTGAACCATGGAACTCTATTAAAGTGCTGAAAAAAGAGAACTATGTTGATAAAATCAAGGATATATTGGAAAGTAAGATCATGACCAATCCAGAAATAGTTGCTCTTTATGAAAATAAACACAAATATCTAGAGCTTCATCCACAGGAATCTATACCAGACGTTCATCATGTGAACAAGTGGACATCATTCATGCCTCCTGTTGTACCTTTTGAGTTAAAAGGTTTGAGAACTGTGTCCAAAGATTTTGAAAAAGAGTTATTAGAGGCATTGAAAACAGGTAAACATACACAACATGAACTGTATAATGTATTCGTATCACGTATGAAGAAATTTGGATATGGAATCATTGAAATTATTAACCATATTGTACAAAGCGAGGAACCATTATTAATGACATCATCTAAGATACCCTTTTTAGAAAATGCATGTTGTCATGATGATTCGCAAAAATCCTTGGACTATTTCATTGACAAGAATGAGAACCTGAAACAATATATTTCCATTATTTCATCTATGGATGAATTCAAACAAACTATTGATAATTATTCTAGAGCTCCATTTCTATATCATAAGGAATTTACAGGCAGTAATTATCCAACTATTAATCAATCAATGAGTGACGATAATTTATATTTGGCCTTTATTGTGTACTTTAATATGAACAATGATTTACCTATAAATGAGAACTTGCGTCATATTCTACAGGAGAAATTACCAAATTTCCCAAAAAATAAGGATGTGAGTGAGCAAATAGAGTACTTGAAAAGGGAGAAGAAATTTAGACGTGCGGACTTTGATGCATTGATGAATGTGATTAGAAACCAGAATCATAGAGCTATTGATAGCACACACAAATATAATATGAAAGAAGCATTGTTTGACATATTGGAAAAATTCAATATTATGGATAATAATGTAATTGATTCCAGACTTCAAACATTATTGCGAGAACTTATTGACACATATGACCCAAGTGTAATGGTAAATGAAACACGACCTGAGCTAATTAGAACGAAAAATTACTTGGCGGCTGCAAATGAGAGATTATTTGAGCAAATTGCGGATTTTATGAGTAAATATGGCAATCTTAGTCCAGGTCGTTTTAATAAGTTCCAAGATTATTTATTGGATTTATTTAAAGGAGAACTTCATTGTAAATTCAACTTTATCAAGAATTCCATATATAATATGACGAAGCTATATCCAAATATGATTCTCAATAAAAAACAACACTATAGTAATGTTCCAAAACATTGGAACTTAAGTAGTCTTCATGAAATGGATTTAATGAAATTTATCAATGATTATTGGAAACCGAAAAATTCACTGGCTGTAAATGATATTTTAAATTTGTTGATTGAAGATGTACAATTGAGATTAAATGATTTGTTTTTATTTATGAGTCATTTGCCTTTCTTTTGTAATATTGAGAAAGAAGGAAATACATTTTATTCCTTTATGGATGAAGAATCTGTGAAATTTTTGTATACATATTTCTTCTATTCCGTATTCTTTGAATATATCAATTTAGCTGAAGAAGGTGGCTATGTTGTTAAGGATAAAGAACAACATAAGTCCGCAATACGTGATGAAAATAGAATATCTATGGATGTTTCGCAATCCTTTGAAACAGTAGGTGATGGTAATCAAGATGAAACTTTGCAAGAAGTAGATATATTGTTAGGTAATCAAGAAACATTGAAAGAAAATGTTGCAAAGCTATTATTGTTTTTTATTAATATGGAATCACAAGAAAGTGTTATTACTATGACTTATGATGAAATCATGAAGAAAGTATACAAACAAAAGATGATTGAAAAGAAGAAAGTGACGGATTATTTAGGTAAGTTTGAAGATCGTTATGAGAGAAAATTAGAGGACCAATTTAAGAAATATAAGATGGGTAAATGGAACGTTGGTTTACAAAAGGCACTTGTACAATATAATCAAGATTTCTATGATAAAGAACGCATGGATTTCGCTATAGAAGAAGCACCCATATATTTAGAAGAAACTGAACATCCTGAACCAGTATTGGAAGAACGATTTGGTGAAGTTGAAGGAAACGATATATCCACATTTACGGAAGAATATTATGATGGTGTTGAATATGAACAAGATTTTGAGACATTTTAAAGTGTTCTTTCTATAATTTTTTATAAACTAAAATTATAGAATGCTAACAAAGAAATATATAAGAATAAATTTAGTCCATTTGTCTGTTTTATTATTTATTGTTTTGTTTGGACTTATTCATTACATAAAACCGGAATTTCTATATACAAAGGAAGGTGGGTTCCGACAATTTGGTATTGGATATAAACAAAAAACAGTGGTGCCTATCTGGTTAGTGGCTATATTTCTTGCTATGCTATGTTATGCGTTTTTGTTGAGTCTTATTAAGTAAAAAAGATTATATATTTTTGAAAGAATATATGATCACAATAAACATATGTGTGTATTTACAACTTGTCTACTAAGTTTTCTACTTCTTCTTCTTCGTCGTCATCATCGTCATCACTATCACCAATATTTGTTTCATATTTGATGCTGACATTTTTCCATCCACCAGCCTTGCTTTTACCAAAGCGTTTATCCATATATTCATGAACCTCTTTTGTAGATGGTCCATTGCGTCCATATGTTCCCATATACCAAATATTGAATTCATTGTTGATTTCAGTTTTAGTAATCTTACCGCCAGACACTTCAACAACCTTTTCACGAATGAATTCAGCAATGTGGTCTTCACGTTCACGGTACTTACTGCTTGACTCTGTAACCATATCACAAGGCTCAACACGACCATTTGTTTTCCATAATATTTCTACTAACATAGACATGAACACTTCGCGCCATTTGGGGAATTTCTCTGTTAATGTAATATCCTTTTTAAATTGATATGGTTGTGATTCATCGCTATTTTCTGGATTGTCACTAAAACAAGACATGTAATCCACTACTGCAATACGACGCCAAGTACCATGATCCTGACTATTGACTTTCATGAAATTATTGGAACATACTGCGATTTTCATTTGTGGGATAAATGTCACAGGTGTACTGAATAGATTACGCCCTTTTATGGGTTCTACACCACTTGTCAATTCTTTCATCGCACCATCATTGATCTTATCGTCTTTTGATGGTTCTTGCATAACGGCAAACCGAAGACCTTTCAAAGCCACAATATCAGGACTGGCTTGACCCTGTTTTTGTCTATGTTGTGTTATTAAAGACAAAGGCACAATTGCATAATAATCGCCCAAACATTGGGATAATAAATCCGTCAACACTGATTTACCATTAGAACCACCACCAATATAAATATGTAGTTTTTGTTCAAAATTGACGCCAATCAAAATAGACGCCAAGTGTTGCCACATATAATTCCGCAATTTCTCAATAGGAAACAATTTCGCCATAAAGTCATTGATTTCTTTCATGGTTTCACCATCGCGATTTGAATCCAATTTACGATAATTTATGTTTGTGCATTTTTCTAAATAATCATCGGCACGTCCAGGTCGGAATACCTTGTTCTTCATATCCAAGACACCATTCTTAAAGCACATTAAATATGGATTACTATCTAATAAATCTAAGAATTTCACTTCTGGGTCATAAAACATTTCACGAGCTTCTTTCAAAATATGGTCCTTATGGGTTGTCTGACCTAATTTAACGATAATTTCCAATACTTTATTGGCCAAGTTTTCATGCTTTTTCATTTCTTCTTCTGTCATAGAACTATCACATAGTTTCTGCGATAATTCATCACATTTGTTTCTATACAAAGTTCGTAAAGATTCCGAAATGTGCTTACGCAATGATGTTCCCATTTCATCTTCTGCCCATCTATGTGTAGTGTATCTATACCATTTATCTGCTTTTAAACCCGCACATGCAAAGGAATCTTTATACATAATAAACAGGATTTTCGCAATATCAGCATCACCGCAACCAAGGTCTTTTTCTTTCTTATTGATTCCATACAAGCTTATATTTTTAATAGATTGATTCAAATAATAATCCACACTATTTTCATGGATTTTTTTGTATTTTGTAGGATTATTTTCCTTTGCCCAATGCCATAATGATCGTTTTGTCAAACCATTTTTATTGAAACCATTCCAACGCTCTTGCAAATCGCTAATAGAGCTATAATCAAAATCCGGACTTTGTGCACTAAATGCAACCCATACAATAAATAGGCGTTGACTAATATTACATAACGCCCAACCTACGCGCATCCAACGATCATAAGAACCACTGCCATAGAAGCACTCGGGTAATGCCATTACAAGTTCATATGCTTCTTTTAGGTCATATTCACTTGAAGCCAAACTGTTGAGAAATTCTTCTACTTGATTATCTAATTCTTCTTTATTTGTAATATTGACATTAGATACCAATGTCCTCTTTACTGCTTTGGGTTCCCTTTTGTTTTCATTCAAATAATTTTCATGTATATTTGCAAATTCAGTAGTATAGAAGAAATAAGCATGTTGATTGTATCTAATGGATAATTTCGGGAAATCTTCTTTCCAGTTGAATTTTGATAGTTTTATTGAATTCTCTATCCACTGACCATCTGTCGTATCAAATTCAAAATCATAAGCATATGTAAGCTTATATGATTCATGGTCAGGTTTTCTAGACCCATATAACTGCCAATTCGTGCCACCTTTACATATTCCTTCATCAAAAACGTCTTCATAACTATTTTCTAAAGGTATATCTTTGAATATTGGTCCAACACTTTCAATAATTTTTTTACGAAGCAATATTTGTGTAGCGCGGTCACTTTGTATACCAATTATCATATGAATACCATCTTTTGTTATTTTTTTTTCTTCCAATGAGTTAACATGAGGTTTCTCAAATACATATACTGGAAATCTCTCATCTTCTACAAACTGATATATAGTTTTCAATGTATTTAAATATAAGTAAATCAAATCAACAATTGTTTTTTTGTTATATTGTTTTTCTGTTATTTCCAATTTATATCTGAAATCACAATCAATGGCAATTGGACCCACATCCAATTGTTTTTCCGTAAGGAATTCTTCACGACCCTTTGATACAATGTTGTCATAATATAATTTCAAGAAATCTGGGTATTCTTTTTCAGGTATATGATACCTACCACCTTTCAGACTTGTATTGGTTATTTGTTTAGAATTATCACCTTTCGGACATGTGTGATTTTTCATAAAACCATAATAACTGGTATTATTAATTTTACTCATTGGAAACTATACTATTATATTATACTATATTTTCTATTTCAATTTTTTAATTGAATTATGTTATGTTGTTTCTATTATTATGATTTTATTGTTACCATAAATGCTGACAATATAAACAGAAAATATATAGTATAATAGTATATTTCATTAAATATGTTAAACCTATTGGTATATATAATAAAATTAAAATGTATTCATACAATATTATGAAGCCAATAACAAACGATAATATACATCAAATTGTGAAATTATATATTGAAAAGGACGAGAATATACATAATAGCTATGGGCCTATACATAGTTGGAATGTATCACGTGTCACAACAATGGAGTCATTATTTGAGAATCAGCAAGAATTCAATGAACCTATAGGTCAATGGGATGTATCTAATGTAATATCTATGAAATCCATGTTTAAATGTTGTGTAAATTTTAATCAACCGTTACAAATGTGGAATACGAGTTCATGTAAAACAATGGAGGAAATGTTTTTTCAATGTGTTTTGTTCAATCAAAACATAAACACACATGAAGATGCATCTGGAAATAAATATTGGGATGTGTCTAATGTAGAAAATATGGAAAATATGTTTCACAAGGCGAATTTATTCAATAAACCATTGAATCATTGGAATGTGAGTTCTTGTAAAAATATGAGAAATATGTTCTATTATTGTCAAATGTTTAATCAAGATATTGGTTCATGGAATGTTTCTAACGTAATGTACATGTCAAAAATGTTTAATCATGCATTGAAATTTAATCAGGATATTAGTTCATGGGATGTAAGTAACGCTCGGTCTCTGGCATATATGTTCTTTTATGCAAATAATTTCAATAAGAAAATAAATTGGAATGTGAAGAATGTGGAAACCATGCGTGGTATGTTTTATGGGGCAACAAACTTCAATTCACACATTATATTTCATAATATGGAAAATGTGAAAATAATGGCATATATGTTTGCAAGTTGTTGGTTTTTCAACAAAAAGATAAATGATTGGAATGTTACAAATGTGACATCAATGGAGTCCATGTTTCAAAATGCTAAGTCTTTTAATCAAGACCTTTCAAAATGGAATACGGAAAATGTTGAGACCATGTCCCATATGTTTTGTGGTGCTTTAGCATTTGAACAAAATATAAAAATGTGGAATGTATATGATGTGTCGGATTTTTCTAAAATGTTTATGAATTGTCCAATTATGGAATTATTTGACACTCAAGCTACGCCATTATATACGTTTTTTACTTTAGATATAGATGATACAAATATACATGATTGTGTTCAATTGTGGATAAATAACAAAGAAGAAGCAATGAATAAATATGGACATATAAGTTCATGGGATACATCTAATGTTACTAATATGTGTGGATTATTTAAGAATTGCGCTACTTTCAATGAAGATATAAGTTCATGGGATGTTTCTAATGTAGAAAATATGAGTGAAATGTTTTATGGGGCGAATGAATTTAGCATGTCTATTGATTCATGGAATATGAATAAAGTGAAAAATAAGAAAAATATGATGAATCCGAAACCAAAAGTAGATGTTCAAAATTTAAATCATTTATCAAATAATGGTATTCTTGTTTTTACAAATAAGAACCATGTCAAATTAGACCATACGAAAAGTAATCAGAAAAAAGTTTCACGAAATATGATAAATGTTTGAGGTAAATAAAAAAAATTGAATTGATATAAATAGTTATTGATAATAGTATCAATATACACTCGTTATTACTATGTACGAAGAATCCATGGAAACATTTGAATGCTTAAAGTCATTTCCTTTTGTTCAGAAGCTTATTGAAAAGAATAAGAAGTTGAAAAAGGAGAAGAAAGACTTGAAGAGATTATTGAAATTGTTGACAATCAATTTGAAGTACATTGCACCAGACATGGTTGCTGCAACACCACCAATTATTAAAAAGGAGAAATATAGTGAAAATGTGAAAATGGAAGTTGTGGAAAATGATATTGATGAAGTAGAAATCATAGATAATAGTAAAAACAATGAAATTATTGAAATAGAAACGGAAGAAGAGGTTGAGGAGGAGGAAGATTCCACTGTAGAAGAAGAGGAAGAGGAAGAGGTAGAAGAGGAAGTGGTAGAAGAGGATGAGGAGATAGAAGAGGGGGATAACGAGGGAGATTCCCCCGTAGAGGAAGAGGAGGATAACGGGGGAGATTCCCCCGTTGAGGAGGAAGAGGGGGATAACGGGGGAGATTCCCCCGTAGAGGAAGAGGAAGACGAAGTATTTGAAATTGTAATAAACAAAAAAACCTACTACACAGATGATAAACAAAATGGTATATTATATGATCTTGACGAAGATGGTGAAATAAGTGTTGAAGTAGGAAAGCTAATAAATGGAAAACCAAAATTAAATAAGTAAATAAATATAAATAGATAAACACACTAGTATATGTAGTATAAATGCTTCGCAATATTATAAATGAAAAAATAATGAATAAAACTTTTTTAGTGTGTCATCATGGAAATAACTATGGCCTGATTAAACGTTTGGCTGCAGTTGGTAGCAATGTATGTATAATTCATTCTATTTCAAAACACAAACAATTTTATCAACAATCACTTGAAGTAGCAAATCAGATTTGTAATTTTACAAAATCAAACAATGTAATCGCACTTGAATGTAATTATCAGCATCTAGGTCATATTAAAAATACATTGAATGAAACAGAAAACATGTTTCAAAATATTGATGGCCTAGTAATATACAAAGATATGTTGTGGGAAAAGAAATTATTATTGGAAAAATATATTTTCCATCACGGACGTTACGGAAACGTCTTTGTCATAGACCCTGATTTATATACAAAACTATAATGTGCACATTTTCTATAAAATAATATTATTATACATTATTTTATACCAGTTAAGATTAAGATTATTTTTTTCTGAACGATTTATTCTTCCTTGATTTTTTACGACGAAATGTTGAATTTTTTATTGATTTTATTCTCTTTGTACCTCCTTGTGCCTTTTTATTCTCTTCCACTGGTGCAACCAAGTCTTGACCCTCGTCACTTTGCGCTTCATTTGATTCTGTTTTTGGGACTTCTTTGAATGTACCATCATTTTTCAATTCTACATATGGATAATTAATTTCTTTGTATTGTTCTTGGTCCTTTAAATTTACAAAGAACATGTAAAATCGTTTGTTCAAATAACGATCCTCAAAATTACAACGCACTAAATGTTTATTTTTATCATTCACTTCGCCTTTTATAACGTTTAACAATAAATGTGCCTGAAAGCTGGGTTTCTTTGGTTTATCTTTGTTGATATTGTTTGCATATAACTGTATATAATCAGTAAGCGATACTGTTTTACGATTAATATTTCGCTCTTGAATATTGTCTTGGTATATTTTTAAAATCATATTCACAAGATCCTTTGATTTTTCCTTATCTGCATTGTTACCATAATTATCAATCAAGTCCTGTAAACTTTTATTTTGATTCTCATATTTTGTGGACATGTATTCCTTGTATTTTTCAATCGTTTCTTTGAATTGATCAAATCGTTCATCATATTTATTTTTATCATTTACATATAACTTCACACACTCAATTGGGTTGTCAGTTTCTTCGCCTTCACAACATTCCAAATATTCGTTTTTGAATGTTTCCATACTGATAATTGCATTTCGTTGGGTTTCCAGATTCTCAATAAAAGTATTAAATTTGGAGTCACTAATTTTTGAAGACGAATCACTTCCATAAGAACGAATATTAGTATAATCTTTGTATGTGTTCAATAATTTATCTATTTTTTGTAATCTCAATTTATCTAGTGATTCAGGGATTGGTTCTCCCGGGGGTCCTTGTAATATAAAATTCTCAAATAATTCTGTTTCGCTAATAGTGTATATACCTTGGTCTCTTTGTGTATCTTCATTTACATTATTTGTTAATAAGGTTTTAGCTGCTTCCTTGAGATCTTCATTAATTGGATCATTTTCCCTGAATATAAATTTATCACATTTTTTCTCAATAGTACCACTATATTCTGCATCATCTACCTTTAATATAGCAGTTACCTTTTTTTTCCAGTCTATTTGTTTAAACTTCATTATAATTGAGTCTTCGCCATCTTTAAAGAAAGACTTTGCTTTAAGTATATTACCTTGTGTATCTTCTTCAGATAACAATAAACTATTTAATTTGAATTCTTTTTTTAGATCCTCTTCCAGTTCTATTTTTTTACCTATGTTTGTATCATTATAATATATAAGCATTTTATTATTTTCTTTATCGCCTTGAATTAATTCTTTAACAAACTTATATGCTTTATTCTGCATATCAGTATTGCTGAATTTATTAATAATATATTTATTACTAATATCCAGCTGTTTCGTTAAATTATCATATTTACCAATTTCAGATGTTTTTTCTGTTGCTTTAACAGCTTTTATCTCATTATATTTTAAAAACACAAAAGTATCACCATCGGTATATGATTCGTTTTCCAATGTTTTAATCATATTTGTCAAAGGGGTTAGCACATTATCATTGTGGGCCTTCCTTACCTTCTGCTTATTTTCTTCTGTTTCATCTTTTTTACCTGGTGTTTTTAGACGCTCTTCATTATACTTTTTTTCTATTTTTTCCAACATATAATTTCTGAAATAACTTTTTAATATATTATCTACATTTGGTATCTTGCATAAATAATATTCACCAACAGCATAACCCATATCCATATTTTGTCTGTTATTCAATATTTTCAACAAATCCATTATTATAAATTTTTTCATACCATTTTGAGTCGTGTTTCTTTGTTTTTCCAAGGATTCAAACACATTACTAGAAATAGGCGTTTCAAATGTTTTCTTTATGTTCATATTCATCGTGTTAAAATCATTACTAATTTTATCACGTTCATTATTTGCCCATGTAATATATTCAAACATCATGACAATGAAATCGTAATATTTAGGATGATTCAAAATATCATTGAGTAAAATTGCTTTTGTGACAGTGTAAACTTCACTCTTGTTTTTTATATATGAATATTTAGGGAAAAACACAATATCCAAATCCTTTGATTTACTCGTAAAATTACGGTCATAACTATTACCAGTATTGTTGATAAAGGGATAAGCAGTCGGAAATAACATATCAATCATTACTTTGATATTATAATCCAAAATATCTTTTTTTTCTTTATTCTCTTCCTTGTCTCCCAAAACTCTCTTTTTCAATTCTTCTTGGTATGTATTATTATTTGCTTTATTCATAAATTCTTCAAATACACTCCTGTTAAAAAAGAAATCCATTTTCTCAACATATTTTTTGGATTTTAGTTTTTTTACATCTATCAATACATTGTCAGAAATATGAGGATATTCCGTATATTTAGCAAATCGTTTCTTATTAATAGATGGATGAAATAATACGGATTTAGTAAATATTGTCTTTCCATCATCGTCAGGTTTGTTTGTTGTTATACTTAATTCTATTTGTTGTGTATTAATAGGAATTGTTTCTTGAGATGTTGACATATATATATTGACTATATATTTCAATATATAATATTTTTATTAAACTTCTAGTAGACTATTTTAATCCAATATTTTTTTTGAATGGTTCCTTGTTTTTCTCTTCTGCTTTTGCCAATACCTTTTTGGCTTTTTCCACTTCTTCATCGCTTGGGCCATCTTGTTCTTCCTTACCTTCTTGACTCACCACGAATGACTCAGGTAATATACACAATGGACTATCATCATCTAATAAAACATCAACAATCAGCGTGAAGAAAAAGACAATGATTAGAGCAATATAAATATCGCGTGTACCCATCCATGCAATGGCAAATACCAATATTTGTTTACTAAACGTATATTTTAAATACCTCTCCACCGTTTTTCCTAATTTGATATTGACAAATTTGGATGCAATATTCAATGTGATAATCATTAAACCAGCAAATATCTTGCTGTTATTGAGATTTTGTATTTGTGAATCCATGTTTTTCCACATTTGTGAAAATGTCTGTTTAGATGCTTCAACGAATTTTTTAACCATTTATACTATTATTAGATTTATTTAGAAACAATTGGAAATCTAAGGGGAAATTATTTTCCATTTGCTATCTTCATCCATGTTTAGTAGAAACTCATATTCTTCACGTCCATAATAATACATAATCATTAATAATATAATGAAACCCAACAACATATCTATGTGTGTATAATACACGATAATCATTATTGCTAAAAGCCTGCCAACCATTGTATAGGCTATGGTAGTAATGGTTTCAAAAGATATCAAATATAATATAATGATTAAAGTTGGTATTAATAATGGTATATTTTCAGTTAATGACATTTTAATTCTATAGTTTTAGATTATATTTTTTTAGAATAATTATATATAAATTCTTCTACATATATATTATGTCTTTATTAAACACCGCTTCACCATGGAATAATGATAATACAAGAAAACGTTTACCTTCAATGAAACGTGTGACTGCTAAATTGAGACCAAACAATGAGTCTCAATTTGCCGCTATAAATGAACAACAAAATAGTTTCATTGAAGACCAAGCACACAATAATAATAATAATACTAATATCCATAAAATAATACATTCAATGACTACAGAAGACGATGGTTCTAATTTATATGATTTTCAGCCACTAGAACCACCAATTATTCACAGTCAATCTGCCAACACCAGTGAAACCGATATAAGCAGTCACTTATCCTTAGATGCACAAGAACTATTGCCAAAAACCACGGACAGACAAACATCCAATTTCGCGTCTAATCATGACCAAAAACAATTTTTGAGTAACTATCACGAAATATATAGTATGCCAAAAATGCCCAAGCCATCATATGAGTCATTGGACTCTTCAAATATGCAAATGAATGACAAGATATGGTCTAAAATCAATTATATGATTCATTTGTTGGAAGAACAACAAAACGAGAAAACGGCATATGTAACAGAAGAGTTCATATTATATGCATTTTTAGGTATATTTGTAATATATGCTGTTGATACATTTACACGAAATGGTAAATATGTACGCTGAAAATGTATGTATTCATTATATATTTAACATAATGAATATTGATTTAAGCAATGTTGACATAAGCAATGTTGACACAAATAATTCTCATAATGAATATCTTCATCAAAAAAGGGGCGATGATGCTTCTATGGAAAATGATTTTGAAACCATAGAACTAAATGATAATTCACAAGATAGAAATAGTTTCAATATAGATAAAATCCGAAATATACGATGTGAGGATAATTTTCAAGACCACATTATTGTTTGCGAAGATGAGCCACCCGAAGTCCAACGTATGAAAATTGTGTTGAATATGATACGCAAAAATTGTGTGAAACATAGTTTGTATCATAATGCGCGCTATCATTTTTACAGGAAATGTCTTGTTGGTTGCTTTCGTGTACCTGCATTAATTTTATCAAGTTTAAATGGATTCTTTGCGGTTGGTTTGCAAAAATATATGGTACAATCTACCATTTCCCTTATCAATGCTATTTTATCGCTATTTTGTGGAATATTAACAGGTGTTGAAATTTTGTTGAATTTACAGAAGCGTATGGAATGCGAAATGGATACATACAAAAAATATTATAAACTCAGTGTTGAAATAAAGAAAGAGCTCATTACATATTTACATAAAAATGATAATAAATATGATAAACTTCGCGATTTTTTAGACAAAAAATACAATGACTATCAGAGCATAGTTTCTGCTAGTTATATTGTTACCAATCATAACCGTATGTTTTACGATGAATTTGAAATAATTGCAGATAATAGGAGTGAAAATAAGAAAAAGATTAGTAGATTGTCATTAGGTATATACAATGCATTTGATATGTGTACATCTAGTTGCTGTAAATACAATAGTTATATGGAGGATTTACAAAAAGCATCCAATTATAGTCCTAAACATCGTTCTCATCATTTCCAAGAAGAATCCATGGAAATGGTTTAATGTTTATTTTTAATTTTTAATTTTCTTCAAATATGCAGTCAAAATATCTTTTCCTTTATCTATGGTCTTTTTACTTTCAATTTTAAGCACATTGAAGTTGAATCTCATATTTTCTGTGAATTTCGTATTATTATTGATATGATAACGCGGTTCTCCGCCAGCATTTTCACAAGTATGATTTTTTAAAACATAGAGCATTCTTTTAGATGCATATACTTCGTTTATCCAATCGTCACAAAACCAATTCCTGATTTCAGGAGGGAAATAATAATGGAATATTTCCATGTGTTTTCTTGACACGACACTTTGTGTTATTATACGCGGGTTATTACATAACGGACCTGATACGCCAATGTCCTTTCTATTTTGCAGTGATTGAATACAATCTTTTGCCCAATTCTTCGTTTTGAATATTATATCGTCACCTATTTGTATAAAATACTCACAGGCATTATCATATGCATATTGAAAGAGCTGATTCCACATTTTCGTTACATGACCTTTTTCTATTTCAGGGTCTAAACATATGAATTCTATTGAAACATTTTGCATAATACTTATAAAACGGACGAATTTATTTTGATTTTCTATATTGTCAAATATCTTATCGCCTTGATCATAACCAATGTAAAATACGTAACTTATATTGTCAGTTTTGTCATATGTCAATAAGAATGTTTTCAGTGTATAATTATATAAATAAGTTTCTTCTATTGTTTTCCAATCACGTTTGTTAGATGTTACAGGTATTATTAGACCAACTTTCATTTATTATATCTAATAAATGAAAATAATTACTTATATGCTTTTATACGATTCAAATAAAGAATATGAAATATATGCCATTGAAACCATGATTATCATAATTGGAATACCTTCATTCAAATAAGTAAAAAGTAATGATTTTGTTTTAGTCTCCTTTTTATCGTATATAGATGGTATATTACGAGAACGCAGATTCATTACATACGTACATAATATAATGTTTATATGAGTTATGTTTATTATTTATACCAGTGAACATTTATCGCTTACTTGTTTTAGACTTCTTACCCTTATTTCTACGGGTTTTCTTTCTTTTGGTTTTTCTTCTAGTTTTTCTAGGCTTCTTTGGTGTAGATACAGCAACCATTGGTTCACTCATTGACCCCATATTTTCACTTATTGACCCCATATTTTGCGATTGTTCGGGTGAATGTGTTGATAAAGATGGTATCTCTGAATTCTGATATTTAGATTTAGATTTTGACTTGTATGTTTTAGCCGCATCTTTCAACGCATCTTTGTAAGAAACATTATGTTCCTCTGCATAGCTCTCTACATGCTGAATCCAAGGGTTCTTCATATATAATATTAGAATATAATAAAATATATTTCGTTCATATTTATAATTACTAAATAACAAGTAGGTGTTATAATAACTATAAATAGGTATTTTTAGGTATATAAAAAAATTGATTTAAAAAATTTATAGTACATTATATGTATAAAACTAAAAATGGTTAAATACAATTGCGAAAAGTGTGGTAAAGAGTTTAAGCAAAAATCTCATTATACAACACATATTAATAAAAAAAATCCATGTGTTAATGAAAGTAAATTAAAAGAAATGATAGATAATGCGGTTAAAGAGAAATTAACTGAAATTAAAACTTCCCAAGGTGAAATAGTTAACCATAATGAAATTGATAATGATAATAGACTTGTTAAAGAAGTCTCTGCAAGAAAAATACATATTCCCAAACCGATTTTAAAGTGGGTTGGTGGAAAAACACAAATAATAGATAAACTTATTACGGATTTTCCAGTTGAAATAAACAATTATCGTGAAGCATTTTTAGGAGGAGGTAGCGTTTTATTAACATTATTGTCTTATGTTAGAAGTGGAATTATAAAGATACAAGGTGGTATATATGCATATGATTTGAATGAACCATTAATTTATATCTATAAAAACATTCAAAAACATCATAATGAACTATATGATGTAATGCAAACGATTATTACGGATTTCAACGAATGTGGGTCAGGAGAATTAAATAGAAAACCCGCAAATATAGGAGAAGCAAAAATCGCAAAAGAGAATTACTATTATTGGATAAGAAGCGAATATAACAAATTATGCTCAACCGATAAAAAAGGTGTATTAGGTTCTGCTATGTTTATATTCTTAAATAAAACATGTTTCAGAGGTGTATTTCGGGTTGGTCCAAGAGGGTTTAATGTTCCATATGGACACTATAATAATCCAGAAATTATAAATAAAGAACATTTAGAAGAAATACATAATTTAATTCAAAATGTGGTATTTGAATGTAGTGATTTTAATACATCACTAACCATTGTAGAACCGAATGATTTTGTATATCTTGATCCACCATATGCTCCCGAAACAGATACCTCATTTGTAGGATATACTGAAAATGGCTTCAACATAGAAAACCATGAAAAATTATTCAAATTAATACACATGTTAACTGACACAAACAAAAAAATAATGTTAAGTAATGCTGACGTGAGTTTAGTGCGTGAAAACTTTACGAATGAAAAATACAACACATCATCAATTTTATGTAAAAGGTCAATTAATTCTAAAAATCCAGACGCAAAGGCAAAAGAAGTTATTATAAAGAATTATTGAACCATATATCAAATGTTTCAAAATAATTTTCATCATCGCCAAATAATACAGCAATATTAGTTTCAATAAATATTGTATTTAATATTGTATATTTTTTTTCGTTTGAAGTTAATTTTTTTTTCAGAAAATTACTCACGCAAAATCCATAAAACACCTCAAACTCTTCGCCTAACACTAATTCATATTCTCTTTTAAGTGAAGGTCCGGACCATAATTTAGTTTCCACTGACCCCTCAACGTTTTGTTCTTTTTTTTCCAATATTTTGATTACTTTTCTACCGCTAGTATATTCAATAATATATGCTTCGTCAGGACATCTAAACAAATCAATATTATATTTATTTTTCATATACACTTTTAGTCCATTTTGTAATACAAACACGATTGTTTTATCTTCAAATGTTTTTGATAAATAGTAGTCATATGCTTTTTTTGGTTTCTTTGTAAAACTAGTTTTGGTATATCCCATTTCTGATAATCTTTGCTGATTATTAGTTTTTTCTTCAAACATTTTCCCATAGTAATTTGTATTCGCGCCGCCTGCCCCAGTCCCCTTATTCATAATGATTTGTTTGTTTTCTTCGGTTGTATTTAATTCACTCATTTTGTATGTAATACATTCAGTTTATTATTTTCTTTTTTTCGATTTATGCAATTCATTTGTTCATTATTCTTATTTTTGGTATTTTTCTAAAAATATTATCAAATAGACTCTAATTTTTTGTATTAGATAATATAGAATGTGTTATAATCGTTATATTTTTTTATTATAATATTCTATGTTAAGTGGTGAACAGAATTTCACTTGTCCACATTGCAATGGAATGGTTGTTGTACCAAAAGGCCAACTGAACTGCAAAATATTCCGTCATGCCATATATAAGGTTACTATTAACAATGTCATTATGGAAAATAAACAAGTTGACCCTCATGCAACCAAAGAATATTGCGACTATTTAATTGAAAATGACTATGTATACGGCTGTTGTAAACCAGTTCAAATCATCGGAGTGAAACAAGATGGAACTTTGAATGCTGTAAAATGTGATTATATATGAGAAAAAGGTTCTCATTACATCCTGAAAAAAGTTTTACACCTTTTAACATTTCAAACACCGATTTATATAACAATTACTCTATTTTTTCAACAATTTCTCCATCAGCATCGTATATCCAAATCTCGCATTCATAACCAGCATCTTTTAATGCTTGTTGTTTCAAATAAATATAATCTTGTTTTTTGTCTGCGGTCCATATTGATTTTGCTTCAATACATCTATTTTGTGATTTTATAAAACAATCTACAAAGTACCGATGTTGTTTTCCATTCAAGTCTTCATACCAAACACAAGGAACATCGCTTCTATTTACTACAATATCGTCTTCATGTACTTGTTCTTTTTCTAATAAATCATTCAACATATATTTTTCGTACCCTTGTATTCTTTCTATCCTACCGGAAGGAAATGTATAATCATATGCTTTATATGCGTTTTTAGATGCTTTTTCAGATATTTCAGAATTTTGCATCGGATATTCAACTCCATACTTTTCCAAGCAAGTTGCTTTTGATTTTTCTCTTACTTCTTTACTTTGTGACGCATGTTCAACACCAAAATTCTTTAAACAAGTTGCTTTTTGTTTATCTCTTACTTCTTTATTTTGTAACGCATGTTCAACACCAAAATTCTTTAAACAAGTCGCTTTTTGTTTATCTCTTATTTCTTTATTTTGTGACGCATGTTCAACTCCATACTTTTCCAAATTGGTTGCTTTTGATTTTTCTCTTACTTCTTCATTTTGCATCGAATATTCTTGTCCATACTTTTCCAAACAAGTTGTTTTTGATTTTTCTTTTACTTCTTCATTTTGAAATGGATTTTCACAACCATACTTTTCCAAGCAAGTTGCTTTTATTTTGTCTTTTACTTCTTTATTTTGTAACGCATGTTCAACACCATATTTATCCAAAATAGTTGCTTTTACTTTATCTCTTATTTCTTTATTTTGTAACGCATGTTCAACACCAAAATTCTTTAAACAAGTTTTTATTTTTTTATATTTTACTTCTTTATTTTGTGAAACATATTCAACACCATACTTTTCCAAGCAAGTTGCTTTTATTTTGTCTTTTACTTCTTTACTTTGTGATGGATTTTCAACACCAAAATTCTTTAAACAAGTTGCTTTTATTTTATTTCTTACTTCTTTATTTTTCATCGGATGTTCAACACCAAAATTCTTTAAACATGTTGCTTTTACTTTGTCTTTTATTTCTTTATTTTGTAAAGGATTTTCACAACCATACCTTTCCAAATTAGTTGCCTTTATCTTTTCATTCCTGTTTTCTTCTGTATGTTTTCTACAAAAACATCCCGCATTTATAAATTGTCTAAAAACTTTACTACAAGTATCATCACACTTCAAACATGTTGCTTCTATAATAGTATCTCTATTAATAGTTTCATTACTATAATCCTTTTTTAAATCAATACCGTTTTCATCGCAATATTTTTTTAATAAATCATAATTATAACGAACCTTAGTTTTTTGTTCACTCATTAAACTATATTATATTTAATATGATATAGTTTATTATTTATTTCAATTTTTTTACAAAATGTAAAAAGTGCTAAAAATCGGCGTTTCAAATATGCAAAGGTGTAATACACACATCATCTGAGTTGTGTTGTTTATATATTATTATAGAATCCAATCGTATATATGAGAACCTAGTAAATAAAAATACTGTAATATGAGAACTAAATCTTCTCAAAGAAATATACGTATTGATGTGAATCCGTTTGTAGTGCAACCTTACCCTTTACAATGAAACCATAATTACATATTGTGGATATCATGTGTTTTAAATCTTTCATATAAAGTGTATGTTCTTGTTTTCTCACGGATTTATTGATAAAACTCTCTTGGACGACGACTTCGCCGTCTTTGGAAAAATCCACATCTTGTTTATATACAAAATCACCTAAATCCACTTTACCTCGTGTAATACGTTTTGTGGTATATTTCTGGAAATTGTCATCTGTTAATGGGTTACATAATGGCACTAATGGATTATAACTCTGTTTCTCTACCAAATGAACAATAAAGTATCCATTATGTAACAGCCATCCATAAACATTGCGCAATAAACAATTCATATCTTTGATTTCATAAATAGTAAATCCCAACAAGGTAATGTGTGTAAATGTTTGGTTCTCATAATTGAGAGAATTTGTGGCTTCGCCGCACTTAACAGGTAAATATTCATATTTGTCTTTACTGCACTGAATCATGGCATTGGAATGATCTATTCCTTCTGCATTGAATCCGTTTTCAATGAATTCATTCACAAGTTCTCCCGTTCCGGAACCAATATCCAGAATACGACTATATTCAGTAGGGTTTGTATTGGCTAAAATAATATTATACATATTGTGGCTTGTGTTTTTATTGTCGTGGAATATATCATGTAGTTTGGCGTAAAAATCGTCATATATATGTTCGTTCGTTTTCATCACAAAAGGTGATTGTTGATTGAAATATTCGGTTTGGTTCTCTTTTTTACGTAGAAAATAAACATAAATAAATCCTATAATTATTATGAAACATAGCAATATGAATGACCATCTCATAGTATATATAATATATATTATAACTATATATACTTCTTATACAGAATTTCGTACTTCTTATACAGAATTTCGTAATTGTTGTTGTGTGTGATTATGAAATACCTGTTTTCCTATATCATTATTAATAAGGTTCTCATGTAGGTGTGGAGAAAAAGTTGGTGTTGAAAACAAAAGAGGGAATGGTTGTTGAGGTGTCTTGGTTGGAATAGGAATTTCCATCTTGTAAAGAGAACTATTCAAGGAAGGTACATAATTAATGGTCGCTAAATCGCCTTTATGTAGAGGACGATTTTGTCCTCGTAATTCATTCTCTACATTTACATATGATTTGTGGGTTCTCACAGGTCCTCGTGCGTTTATGGGTGCAAAGCTTGCCTCTGGGAAATATTCAATATATTTGATGCCACTTGAATTATCCTTGTGTGTATCCATAATTGGAAACATCATATGTCTTGTTTCTTGTGGACGTACATTTAAGTTAGGCTTCAATGGAATATCAGGTATATTACGTCGGTATATTTCGTTGTTTATGGTGTTATCATCAGGTTTAATGATTCCGCCTTCTTGAACTCCAAATATTCTAGTATTTTCTCGTAAATCCATAATTATATATATAGTGTTATATTATTATGTATTTATTATTCAAACTTTTTGAAAAACTAAAAGAGTAGTAAACTAAATTATTTTGATCGTGATTTATAGGTTGACCTTTTTCGCATACTTCTTTTTGACTTTCCACCTTTCTTTTTCATGGTTCTCTTTTCTGGACAAAGAATATGAGTACTCAATATTTTATCCATTGCATTTTGTATAGTTCTCTCATCTTGCAAATCTATTGTCATCACAACAGGATCATATGGATCAATATATTTTTCATAATACTCTTCCAATTCATCTTCTGGTAAATTATCCGGTATATATGTCAATTCATCATAGAAATGTTTTGCATCTTCTAATGTCAAGTTCTCATATGTAAGATGATTTGTAAGCATATATTTATCAAAACTTTCATTTTTTGCATAAAAATATTTTGCCATCGCCAATATTGATATAGGATTAATAGCCCGTGAAATAATACTGGCAAATTTTAGAGGTACAACAGATGAACGTGTATTATGTGTATGTTTTTTATACTCTAAATGGTGTAAAATGAGGACAATCGCATAACGTAAAAACAAGTTATATTTTTTACCCTGATAAGACTCATTTGTCTTGGATGAAATTTCAATCGCATTTTCATCAAGATTTATTTTACACGTTATACTTGAAATACATTTTGTACCATGAAAAAGACATAATATTAGCGGACTTATTGCATCTGGATCATAAATGTCAAAATCTTCTAGTGATTTATCCATAGTCATTATTTTAAATAAGTGAAACTGAACTGTCAATTTTTTTCCACATTTTTCACGTAATATATGGTTAATATATTCCACAATTCCATATGTACTTTCAATGTTGATCTCCATATATTTATATTAATATTTTATACCGTTGTAAATGCAAAATATTACATATTTATCATTGCTAATAATAAAATTGAAATGATATAAAGAAATTAATAAAATAAATATAAAATGGCATCTATTGATGAAGAATGGTCCAAGTATTTGTGTGGAGATTTATCAATAGAACCGAGTAAACAAGACCCAATTATACAAGAAAAATCAACTAAAGAAGTACCCGAATGTGAGCCTTTGTACATTTCTACAACAACCAAGGTTCTCTTTTTGAATCATAAAATAGATCATTTGAATGATATATTTTGGAATATAGATATAATGCCTTATCATACACAGGGAAATGGTGTAATTAAAAAGCAAATGAAAATTGTTTCAAAAACACCGGAAGAATATGAAATCTACAAAGAAAAGCTATCCAATGTTCCATATTATTGTGAGAACATTATTAAACAAATCAATAATCCAGAAGCACGTCGCATAAAATTCAAAGATGAACGGAAAATTACTATTGGAATATCTAAAAAGGATATCATGAGTTCACGTGGTAAGGTCAAAAATGCATTTTACAATTGTTTCGCATTGATTTTGCGTTTCTGGTGTACACAAGATTTATATTATCGCGAGATTCATGTGAAAGTATTCAACACTGGTAAATTAGAAATACCTGGTATATTGAATGTCCACATATTGGAAAGTGTGAAAAAATTGTTGCTAGAAATATTGAGTCCATATTTTGAAACAGAGTTAATGTTTGTTACACAAGAAGAAGACAATAATGTATTGATCAATTCCAATTTCAATTGTGGTTTCTATATTGATCGTACAAGTCTATTCCAAATATTAAAGAATAAATATAATTTGGATTGTGCATTTGAGCCATGTAGTTATCCCGGTATTAAATGTAAATTCTATTATAACCATAATATTGGTATGAATTCTATTCAAAATGGCGTCATTGAAAATGAAGACAAAAAAATGAAATTGAGCGAATTGATTGACAATAAAAAATATACAGAAATTAGTTTTATGATATTTAGAACTGGCAGTTGTTTAATCATAGGCAATTGTTCGGAGGTCATTTTGAAATTTGTCTATGAATTCATCAAAACAATATTAAAAGAGAGTTACCATAAGATTATGTTGGAAAGTGAAGTCATCATTGATAAACCTAAAACAGCCAAAATCAAAAAGAAGTATATCATAGTGACTCCCTGAATAAAATATATTATAAAATGAATTAAATACACATATAAATAATATATATAATATATTAAATTCTATATGTATGTGTAATTTTTTTTCATTATTTATTCATGACCCTATAATCATAGAAGATATTGATACAATAAATAAAAAGATGTTAATCAACTACGCGCAATGTAGAAAAAAGGAAATCAATTATTGGAATATAAAAGATCCTCAGTATGGTAATTATTTATTGACACGGCCTTATAATTCTTGTAATAAATCATATTATGGTACATTAGTTAAGTATGCTAATATGATTAAAAACATGAAACCTTATATATCAAAAAATGATATTTGTTTAGCATTGTTATTGGCATTTTATAACATTTCACTATATGAGCACGAAGAATATATTCATCATAAACGTTTATTGAAAATAGCGCAAAATAGTAATTATGTGAAAGAGTTATATTGTGAAATATGTGGTATTTCTATATATAGTTCACACCCCGATTATTGGAGTGATGATGAAAGATATATTTATGAAGATATAAATAATGCAAGTGTATTTTACAGAATTTTTAATGATAAACCATGTGAAAATGATGTTTATAAACAAATAAGAAAATATATGATAACAGGAAATGGCGAATGTAATGTAATAATATAGACTATAAGATTTCTATATTATTTTTGTTTATGTGCTGATCTTTCTTAGTTGAATACTGTTGTGAACAATATAAATAGAGTTCTCTGTCATGATGATGAATTCTTCACCGAGCTTGTAGATCTTGGCAATCGTGGAAGTATATTCGTCATCGCTCTTAACAAGAAGCTTCTCTTGCTTCTCATTAACACCAATTAATGATTTTTGTTCCAATGAACTAGTCCAATAGTCCATCATAATAGGTTTGTCTTCAACAATGGCTATCTTCATTGCATGTGTCATAGTAGCTGTACTAGGCATCTTATATTCTGTGGATGAATCCGTCATTATATGTTTTAAACCAAAAAATACTTTAAATTCTTTTTATTACAAAAATTATAATATTTCAATTAATGTTTTAATTTGTTTTTCATCCAGTTTTTCCGGAAAATATACATCAAATATGATAATTAAACTACCTTGTTGGTTCTCATTAACAAAGCCATATTTTGTTATTTTTTTCTGTGAACCTGGTTGTATTACACTGCTACCATTATGATTTAAGTTCAAAGTTTCTCCATTCAAATGTTCTATTGAGAACCTGAACCCACATAAGGCTTCTTTCAATGAAATCCGGCATTTATATATTAAATCCATGTCTTGTTTCTCAAAATATGCATGCTTATCAATTATAACTCGTACATGAACATCTCCATACTTGGACTTGATAATATGACCTTGTTTTTCTAATACAATTTCCTCATTTGTATTAATACCTGCTGGAATATTTATGTTTAATGTAATGTTCTCTGTTTTATTATGAAAACGTCCTTGATTTATACGCTCAATACTACATTGCAAAGTTGTACCAGAGTAACATTCTTCCATTGAAATATTCAATGTTTTATTAATAGGCGGTATTCCCATCATTTGTGCACATAAATTATCAAAAAACGCATGTTCGCTATGTTCTGTATTCATATTCGGCATTTGTGGAAAAAATCCGAAAGGTTGTGTAGAAGTAAACACATGTACTTCGGGTGTTCTCACATTCCCCATAAAATTGGAAAATAGTCCATTCAACATATCATCAATATTGACATCACCATGCGTGTCTAGTATTCCCATGTCATATTGTTTCCTCTTGGTTTCATTAGACAATATTTCATTTGCTTGGTTTATTTCCTGAAATTTCGTGTTGGCATCTGGGCTATCATTGCGGTCAGGATGATATTTCATTGATAACCTATGATATGCCTTTTTAATATCATCTTTTGTTGCACTTTTTGGTATTTCTAACACTTCATAGTAGTCCATAATATTATTATATTTTAGTACTTTTATATTCAAAATGAAATAAATATGAAAATATGACATTATACTATTATAATGACAACATTACATAGAAAATACAAACCTTATTATTTGAATGAATTCATTTTGAAACCGAAACTGAAATCAATCATAGATACTTTATTCAAAATAGATGATTTGAATTGTCTGTTTATAGGTGACCCCAATTCAGGAAAAACCACAATATTAGAATGTATTTTGAGAACATATTATAATCTTAATAAACAACAAAGTTTCCCACATCAAAACATTCTTGTAATTAACAATCTAAAAGACCAAGGTATTAATTATTATCGTAATGAAATGAAAACCTTCTGTCAATCAAAATGTACAATATATGGTAAGAAAAAAACAATTGTCATTGATGATATTGATACTATTAATGAGCAATGTCAACAAGTATTTCGCAATTATATTGATAAATATAATAACAATGTCAATTTTATTTGTGTTTGTAGTAACATACAAAAGGTGATTGAAACTATACAATCGCGACTTTATGTATTTAAATTGCATTTATTAGATTCTAAACAAATACGTTCTATTATGAATACAATCACAACAAATGAAAATATTACATTAGGACCACGCGTGGAAGATTATTTAATCAAAATATCGGATTATAACATTAGAAACATCATACATTATTTGGAAAAAATCTACATATATACATCTGACACGATTGATTTAGAAACATGTAAACAATTATGTTCAAATATTTCTATGACACCATTTGAGGAATTCATCACTTATATGAAACAAGAGAATATACATGAATCATTGAGATTGTTTTATAACTATTATGACCATGGTTATTCAGTGATTGATATATTGGAATTTTTCTTTTGTTTTATTAAACAAACGCCTTTATTAGACCAATTAGAGAAATATAAAATAACGAATCTGTTGTGTAAGTATATTACCATATTTCATGTGCAACAAGAAGACCCAATTGAATTAGCTTTATTTGTAAATGACGTGGCAAAAATATTCCAATCCAATGGCCATAACTAACTATAAGCGATTAACACGCCAATATTGCCCAATAAGTACGTGAAACTATGACAAATGACGCTTTTTGTTTCATGTTTCTTTTTCTTGTAATAATCGCTATAAAAATAGAGAAACATAGTACATAACGTAAGAGAGCACACAATATGTTCTCTTTGTTTCGTCACTGAGTACATATTTGCGGATATAATAGAAAGAATGACAAATATATAGTCATATTTTCTGATATAATTATTTTTTGGATTTTCCCAAAATAAAGCGGTTGTAATAGACATAAGCATATTAGGCAAACAATGCAATAGATCACATTTATAAAATATATACAAGGTGCCAAATACATTTAGACTATTTAGATTGTAAATTAACATTTTATTATGTGGTTTATAAGAAAAATATGATTCGGAAATTCTAATTACATGTGGCATATTAAGGTAATATAAAATGTTGTTTTTAATAGCATATGTTATATTACATAAAATGATATAATATATTATATATACAATATTTATGAGCCAAACATTCAAATATACTATACCAATTAAACTATTGATTGAGTTATTAGAAAAGATATGTGTGAAAACAGATAAATATTATTTCATAGATATTGCTGCATTTAAAAAACTTTTATATCATGAATATCATATTGAATTTTTACAAGCTATAAGGCCATATTATCACGAATCAAAACAATTTTATGTTGACCGAGAATTCAATTATACATCATTTATTAACATTGTGAGACAAATATGTAAACACAATAAGGTGGAATTCAAATACAACATTAAATATAGCGATTATAAATATAACATTCAATACTATATTTATCATTCATAATTTTGATGTCAATATAATATAATATTATATAGTTTATATTATATACAATCATGAAAAATTATATTTTGGCAATAGCTTTAGTTCTCGTTGCTAGTTATGTAGGCAATAAATTTAAGAACTATGTAAATAATGACAATGAAGACTATGACATGATTAGAGAATATGTTTTGAAGGAATCACCATTATATGGATTTAATAAACCCAAGATGTGGATACACTCAAAATTTGAAATAAATGCACGAAAGTGGCGTGATTTCCAGAGTAGAAATACATGTGAATTGAATCAACCATATATTAATCTCTGTATACAGTCATTGATTGACCATAATAGTCAGGAGTTTCATGTATGCTTAATAGATGATAAATCCTTCAACAAGTTGCTTCCTGATTGGACGATTGACATTTCGGCTCTTGCAGAGCCTATGAAGACACAAATGAGAAATGTAGCTATGTTGAAACTATTATATGTATATGGTGGAATCATAGTACCAGATAGCTTTGTTTGTACTAAGAGCATGATAACTCTATTTAATGAAGCTGAGGAATACAATTGTCCCTTTGTATGTGAAGCATTAAATAGGAGTGCGAATATGAATGAGAAGCGTCCTACTTTTGTTCCGTCTTTGAACATTATTGGTTCTCCAAAAAGGCATCCTATATTGAGCCTATTAATAGAGACATGTTTGGACTTACATAAGAATGGACATATTTATAGTAGCCATGAATTCAATGGTACCATTGCCAAATATTTACAGGGTAATGTTGATAAAAAGAAATTGACGCTTATTAATGGCAGTTATATTGGAATCAAGGATGTCAAGAATAAGCCTATATTGATTGAGGATTTGTTGAGTGAGAAACATTTAGATACAATAAGTGATATTTATGGTGTTTACATTCCACGTGATGAGCTTTTGATACGAAACAAATATAATTGGTTCTCTGTATTGAGTAAAAAAGAAATATTTGAATCCAATTTAGCTATTGTTTACATAATGAAGAGTTCTATGGTGGACAACTATGATAAATATAAGAATTCCATGATATTAAATAGCACTATGTAAGAGTTCTCTGTTTATGGATGTTTCTTTTGTTATTGTTTTTACTATTTTCGGATATAGATTATCGCGATCTATACCCGGATTACACTGTCTTTGTATTGCAAGACACTTATTAGAGAATTCGGAATCCATATCTTCATAGTCTGGGTTCTCTGTTTTCCATGTATTTAATTTTGATATGCTTTTGCGCGATACTTGCTGAATAGCTCCATGGAGTTTTTGTGAATCGTCTTCTTTTTGCCATTTGTCTTTGTCTTTAATATACATGATTTCACGCTTGATGTCGGTGCAATGGATAGGGCGTTCATATACACTGAGTTGTTTGAGATTATCTAAAAGTATTTTGGAAATACCATCAACAAATCCTAATTGGGCATTGTTCTCTAAATCTTCATGGGAGACTTCTATCTTGTCTATAAATTCAGTGAAATTGATCGCGTCTTTGCATTGCTCATTAAGAAACATATTAATACTGAAACGGTTATTATTTACATTGCCATGAATTGTATTATTCACTTGTGTGCTTTTCATTTCCATCACTTTCGACAATATATTGGAGGTTTCTTTCTTGTGTTCTTCGGATTGATCTAAAACGAGATTCCTGAGTTCTTTGTTATCTGCTAAAAGTTTATTTATGATTTCCACATAATCAGTTATCACAGGATCTTTCTTAGATTTAATATTTGTTTCTTCTGTGGAATCATTCAGAATTTCATTTTCAATAGGTTCTTCTATGGAATCATTCGGAATTTCATTTTCTTTTATTAACATCTTGCATTTCCTCTTATGCTTTGATAATGAAGATGCATGTATGTATTCTTTGCCACATACACAGTTAAATTCTCCTTTATGACTTTGGTGATTTTTTGTTAGTTTCCGATGTTTTGCAGTGACAATATGTCGCTTAAATTCGCTGAGACGTGACGTGATATAGTCACAGGACTCGCATACAAATCGTCGATCTTTATTTTTCGGTGATTTTTTGTTAGCCATTTTGTTAGCCATTTAGCCTATAAAATAGGCTAACAAAAAATCACCGAATCAAAAAACGAATTTTTTCTTATGCAGTCAAGGCATTTTTCATATGTTCATTTTCACAGCATTATGCTCTGAAATAAAAAAGTTGAAATTTCTTCGAAAAAAGTTTTTCGAAAATTTTAAAATTGGACATTTTTATTTTGTCCAATTTTCAAAAATTCCTATTAATAATAAAACTTCCGTGATTTTTTGTTAGCCATCCAAGAATTATGCTGTAAATTCTTAGAAATATTCTATGTGTTTTCACATGATATATGCTTTGATATAAGCCGGATTATTATTCATGGATTTTTTATTTCAAGGATTATTATAATATCATAATACTATAATAATACACATGTATAATTACATATTGTATGTACTTATTGGAATACTTTCTGGGATTTCCATGGGAACTATAGGAATTGGTGCTGGAATTATAACAATGCCATTGTTGATTCTAACAGGCATGAGTGTGAATAAGGCAGTAGGCTGTATTCTGTTAATGCAGCTGTTGCCACAGAGTTTACCTGGTGTATTAATTTATCACCGAGAGAAAAACATTGAATATGAATCGGCCTTTATTGTAATATTAGGATCTATTCTAGGAATAATAATAGGTTCTCTTTTAATATCACATAAAATCGTCGATGAACCTATGTGCTACAAAATTATAACATTAGTCTTAATAATTACTACAGGAATGTTTATAAAGCAGCAATTATGAAAAGAAGAAATTATACCATGTAGTTGATTTCCGAGACTTCTTCTTGGACTTTTTATTGGTGCGCTTCTTTGCAGTTTTTCTCTTAGTTTTCTTACCACCAACGTAGGCCTGTGAATAAGAATGAGCACTGTATACTCCATTCTGTGGATTGCATATGATAGGACTTGTCATATATAGTATTCTGATATTTTATAATGCAGAAACATGTATAATTTTTTGATTATGCGCAATTTCAATCGGTTTCCACTTTCTGAATTTCTTCATATAAATGCATTTCATAGGAATGATTTTCTGTAAATCAACGAATTTATCAATGTTGGGGTTCTCAAACTCCTCTTCATCATCACTTTCTTCGACCGCATCTAAATTGCGATTTTCCTTGATGTTTCTAAATATGGTATTCATTTTAACACTTGTATCATAATCTGGAATATATGCCACATTATAAAACACCTTGGAACTCTGTTTCCCGAACGCATACAAGTTGTAAACATCAAATTGTAAATTCGCAGATACTAAGAATACACATGTTGATTTGTATACAGGCTTTCTGAAATCCATTTTCATAGGCATAGTAAAGATTGGTAATAATTCGGACTTCTTCTTTTGTTCAATTTTAAAACTTAGTACGTGATTCAAGTAAGGAGTAATTTTATATAAACTCCTGTACTGTATGTGATGTATATTATATGACAATTTCTTTACATTTTCAATGTCCATAGCCATAGAATCATTATTAATACTCATATATGGAATAACAAATTCAAAATGAGGCATCTTGTCTATTATTCTGAAAACCTCATGTAAATATTGCAATTTTTCATAGAAACAACATCTACATACGTTAATACCCATGTAGAAATGAATATCTTCTATTACAAAACAGAATTCCAGGAATGTGCCATATAATATCGTTCCGTATGCTAATTTTAGTGGGACCTCCATTGGAACTTTATATGCAAATGCAATCTTTTTATCTTTGTTTAATTCAAACAAGTATAAAACATTACGCTCATATTCAAAAGTAAACCAAGCAATGTATTTCTTTCCAGTAGGTATGGCCATATGTACTTCATAATTCTGTGGAACCTTATTATGTAACATGGATTCATAAGAAAGTTCAAATTCAGGATATCTGTTTTTTAAGTGTTTCAGTTGTGTTAGTGTAATTTCTTCCATATTCAATTACTATTACCTTGTGTTTATGTTGTTTTATCTACTTCACTTAGTGCATAATCTAAAAGTTCATTTTCCATTTTCGATTTTCTGTTCAAATTATCTTGTATTTCATTCATAATAGATTGTTGATCAAAAGTAGGTTCTGAAATATGTATATTCAAATAATTTGTTTTGATATAATTGTAACTAAAGTGAAATACACTTAATATAAATATAGACATAATAATTGCTTTCAATATTGACCACATATAATATTTTACACATACTAAAATATTATAATAAACGAATATAAATAATACCACATTATAGAATACATAAAAATGGTATTAGGATTAGTTATAACCACATCTGGTAAAATCAAAGAAATTACGGTTAAGGGGAAAGAGTCCGAGTTTTATAAGTTGGTAAATCTGAAAAAGCCCGACGGATTTGAATTGAAACATAATTGGCCGGTGGAAATAGAGAAAAAATTCAATGTATATATGTATGGTAAAACAGATGGCAAAGCTGGTACAGAAAACAAATTTGAATTTCCACCACCAATAGACCAAGAATTGTTTTTTGGTTCATGTTTATTAGTAAATAAAAAGAATGATGAACTAACCAATTTAACATCAGATAATTGGGAAGACATATACAATTATTTATATGGTGGTTTTGAAGATTTAGATGACGAAGAAGACGAAGAAGATGAAGACGAAGATGATGAAGACGAAGATGATGAAGTAGAATTAACCAAAGAAGGTTACAAAAAGGATGATTTTATTGTAGATGACGATGTGAGCGATACAGATGACGATGACGAAGACGATGAAGATGAAGATAGTGAAGAAATATTAAGTACTAGCGAATCAGATGAACTAGACGAAGAATCAATGAGTGATGGTTCAGAGGAAATAAATATCAAGAAAAAAAGCACAAAAAATAATAAAAAGAAGAAAGTCATTAAAACAAATGAAGAGTTATCAAAAGAAGAATTAGAATGTATTGACATATCTGGAGAATTAGAAGAAGAAGAATATGTATGAAAAAAATAATCTGTAATATATATACATATAAAATCATGTCAATAGCTACTTTAAAGAAAAAAACACATTCAAAGTACAATGCTAGTTTAAGCAAAGATCAATCTATATTTTCATTAGTAGGAACTAGACGTAATCAAGGATATATTGGACAAGATAACTTAGGAAGAAGTAATGTTTATTCAATTATGAAAAATGACGTTACTCATGGACATGGTGGAAATAATGGTGAATATGTACATAAAAATATCAAAGCATGTCAAACATCTTTAAATGACCCTAGTGTAATAAAAAGCCAAACATTGAATACAAAAGGTTTAATAGCTAGTAAAAGATACAGGTATACAAATGAAAACAATAATGTTGTTAGTAATATAGTAAAACCAGACTCTAATCAGAATAACAATACCGCAATATCACATATTTTGAAAAAGAAAAAAGAAGCTTTAACCGCAGATAGCGAAGAATGTCAAGTAAATGCAAGCGAACCAGCATGCTGTAAACAAATATTTACACATGTTGTTAGATATAATTTAGATCAATTGGATTCATGTGAATTATTATCAAGTAACTATAAAAAATTCCCAATTACACGAGCACGCTCCATTGGAATAACAAAAGACCTTGAAAAGAATAAATGGCAATCATATAGCACTTATTTAGAAAAGAAAACAGGCGATTGTTTCAATCGTGTTAATAATGTATATAAAATAACACGTAATGCGCCTGTTAATATAGCAACATGTGGTTAAAAAATTGAAAACAAAAAAGATATAAGTATTATTAACATATTATATTCATATTAATATTAATATGTTAAACGCAGAAAACTTCAGAAATAATGTTCGCATTCGGTTCCAAGACATCATTTGTGATGAAAATAAGTCTGTTAATTTGGAAAAGGCTCTATACAATTATACTATCAAGGAAGCAGGGTTCAGGAAAATCGTGAAAAAATGGGAAAATGCACCATTTGTACAACTTTATGTAGATAGACTTAGGAGTTTATATATAAATCTTAAACATGAGGAGATTCTACATGCAATCCAAAACGATGAATTAAAGGTTCAAACATATGCTTTTATGACACATCAAGAAATGAAACCAAGCATTTGGAAAGAATTGTTGGATAAGAAAGCGTTGATGGAAAATAGTAAATTTGAAACAGATTTAGTGGCAAATACAGATATGTTTACTTGTGGTAAATGTAAATCAAAAAAATGTAGTTATTATACCATGCAAACGCGTTCCGCGGATGAACCAGAAACAATATTTATCAGTTGTTTAGATTGTGGAAAGAATTGGAAGCGTTAAAAGCATTCTAAATCACAGAAACGCCAATACTCAGATTGACCATTAGGTAATGGTCTTTGTATAATAAATGGAATTTTTTTCTCTTCGTATTCTTTTAAAGCAATTAGATACCCATCTGTTATTTCCGGGTCTATATTTACAAAGTGTTTGGCACCTTTATTGATTTGCTTAGCACGTTCACCAATAACGCGTGTTTTTTCATAACAAGTAATGAATGGTAGAGTTTTGTGTAGAGGGTCCACTATTTTCCCTTTTTCATCGCGTACAACTTTGCATAATGCTTGTATTTCTTCAAAATTATGGACTTTCAATTCAGGATGATAGTCTTTGATAATATTATCGCGAAACCTAGTATCTATTTTTTGGAAATACTCCTCGTCTAAATCTTCGTCATTTTCCAACATATCTATTTCATTGTCAATTTCATCATTGAAAGTATCCTTAATTATAATTTTATTTAATTCTTCGTCTTCATTATCGTTCTCTTCCTCATCGCCATCTTGTTCTTTATCACCATCTTGTTCTTTATCACTATCTGGTTCTTCATCACTATCTG